CTAATACAGATAGATCACCTGTTAGAATAGAATCTTCAGGGTGTTCGATGTGAAGTAATTGCATTTTAAAGAAGATGACGTGGTAGTGTATTGTTAAAATAAGTATTATCTAACCAGACTCCCCATTTATCAAACGCATACTGATTATATAGTGTTTTTTCCTCTGAAAATGCCTCTATTTCATGTGGTTGATTCAAATATTCTATTTCAGAGATATTCTTACCTTTCCAATGAAATTTACCACTTTTCATCTTCAGAGTTCCCTTTACCCATTGACGTAAATGAACCAATTCATGCAATAGAGTCCTGATATAGGTTTCTTCATCCATATTGGATTGTAACTCTATCTCAAAGTCTCTAGGGTTATGTGAAGTGCCTATCCAATCACAATAACCAAGTGCATCTTCTCTTATCATACCACGATGATTGACTGTTACATCAATCTGATGACGTGGTAAGAATTTGTTCATAAACCAAGAGGTAACACTTTCGCACCTGCGTTTAGAATAACCGTATCCAGAATAATAGATACGACTCTTGTGAACCAATGTAGTGTCCATACGAATGATAGAATGAAGATCAGTTTTTCTTTGCTATTCATATTATACTTCATTTTCCTACCTTATGTGTAAGATGCAGCATCTTTTGTAGCATCATATGTTACATTCTCAACTAACTCATCATACATTTCCTCATCATAGTCATCAATCAATTCCTTCAATTCAATATCACTACAATCTTCATAGTATTCTACAAGATTATCATAGACATAAGCACATAATGTTTTCATGTCCATGCCATCAACAATGATTTCAGCAAAATTAGTGATAAGTTCTTGTCTTTGCTCCGAAGTTAAGTTTTTCATTAGGATTCCCCCTGAATGTGTTTGATTTGTTGAAAGATTTGATATGCTTCATATTCAGTTATGTCCTCTTGTATTTCATTCCCATTCTCATCTTCTGTTGTGATTAGATCACCTTCAATGTACTCAACTGTCTCTGCTAAAATATCATATAAAGCAGCAAATTGAGCATTGGTTAGATGTAATGTTCTCATTGTGATTATCTCATGTAGAGATAACCACCTGCCCAACCACAATTCTGTGGATTAAGCACATACTCACGTTGATTGATTATTCTCATATCATATCTAACGTGCTTTGCTGGTGATTTCCATGAAGCAGGTTTGTAAACTTCACCTGTTTTCTTATCCACAAAGGCATGGACTCCACCACTTCTATAATCTTCTGTTCTATCATCCCAGTCGTTTGAAATAATCTTATGATACTTCTTACCTGAAGTGATAGTAAATTTCATTCCTTTGAAAGTACCATCATTAAGAGCATCTATCTGCTGTTGTGCATACTTTGTTAGTTCTCTATCACCTTTAGCATTAAATACTGCACTATTATTCTCAACCATTCTTCTGTGATACTGCCTGTAGTTTTCAGCAAGTGATTCACATAATTGCTCTGTCCATTCAAGAACTCTTTCTTCTAATGTTTTTTGAATTGGTGTTGCAGTCATTAAGAACTCCGTTTGATTGATATACTTATTATAATGCCCCCAGTGTGAGATGGGGGCATGTTTGTGACACTTATGAAACTGTCCTTATAGGTCGGTTCCTCCAGTTTCTACAACTTCTACAATATCATCAAGAACAGCAAGCACATCGTTGCCTGTATCAGCGTTCTCAAGAAGAAATTCAGCGAAATTAGGTGACATTTTAAAAAAAATAGTGTCGGTTTACAAAAAGGGTGTTGAGGGAGTGGGGCATCTGCAAGGTTTCACCTATATGCCCAAATTTACCCTATGGGAATCGCTTACACCTGAACCCCTACTGACAGTTTGGAATAACTACTCTACTGAATAGTCCTGATGTTCGGGCATAGGAACCACATATCCCTCAACAAATGTATTGTAGCAGTTTTACATCGTGATACAACATCGGATGTGACAATTCTTAAACTGTCTCTCTAACTGGGTAATCAGCAGGAATATCAAGTATCCTACCTCTCACTCCATGATACTGACCTACTTCATAGCAAGTCCATGTACCATCAAATACATAAGCATACTCACCATCAGTTCTCTCTGCTAGATCAAGATATTCTGTGAGTGATTCTGACATCTTTGGTGGACAGTCCTCACCTCTTAAACTATAGTACTGAACATGGGGTTCACACTTGTTAAGATCCCAATCACTATCAGAATCACAAGAGGACATATCTCCTCCATCAATCAGTTCTTCAACTGCCTCTCTGGTATTAAACTTCTTTTCAAGTGTAACACCTAACCATTCAGGATAACCGTCCCAATGATGATATGCTGATACGATACCACCATCAATTTTAAGTCCAATGCGAGATCTTGTACCCATTTGATTAATAAAAATGAAATTTTGGTGAGAGAAACAAAAAGAGGGGTCAGTGCATTACCCTTTCGGTCATGTCTCTACTTCTTATCATCTATGCTAACTTGTTTACCAAGTCTAATTAAGATGAATGTTAGAGTAGAAAGGAACCTCCTTTGTTTCCCATGTGCTTATTATAGTATGGCAGCAAGTGGATTCAACTCCTCTTGTGACACCTCCTCAACTGTCACATGGTTGTTCAATCTCTCCTCTGCAACGCTATAATACTTCTCTTCTCTCTCAATACCTATAAACTCCCTATCAGTGTTTAAAGAGGCAATACCAGTGGTTCCAGACCCCATACAAGGATCTAATACCACATCACCCTCATTAGAATATGTTCTAATAAGATATTCATATAATGCTATTGGTTTTTGTGTAGGATGTAGTTTACCCTCATCTTCAGCAGTTTTAAAATATAATACACTTCTAGGATAACGTGTTCCTTCAGTATTCTTTACATGAACTGCTTTTGTTTGCTTACCATATTGTTCTGCATCTCTTACTGCGGTTCCCTTATCGTATGGTTTCCCTATTGTCATTTGTGGATTATATATTGGTTGTTTCTTATAGAATACAACTATGTCCTCATGGGCTCTCATAGGTTGCTTTTTAGCATTAAGATACCCAGTTGCCTTTGACTTTTCCCACACTAAACAATACTTGAAATTAGTATAGTTAGTTGATATTAATACAGACGTAAATGGTTGTGCTGCTGTTGATATAATAGCAGCATTAGGTTTACATATTATATCAATATGATACCAGAATTTATCATAATCTATTACCTTATCCCACTCATTACGTTTCTTATTTAATGTTCCATAAGGAAAATCAGTAAGTAACAAATCAACACTCTGTGGTTCAATGCTAGGAAATACATCGAACATATCATTATGATGTAATTTCATTTGTGTAACCATTGAATAAAACCATTATACACACCCATGTCAAGATCAAAATCATTTCTATACTTTTCATCATATATTGGACGTGAAGATGACCTCTTACGATTAGGATTAACAAAGAATATCTTTACTTCTTTACCTGTAATCTTCTTGAAAAATGCAGGATAGTATGCAAAAGCATCTTTACCACACGCATTTTGACCAGCAAAAACAGCATACTCTACATCATCAGGAACCTCTGGAGACTGTTCTAACTCAATAAAATCCATTACTGCACGCTTCAAGTAACAGGCATCCAAGTATGTCTTTGATTCTATCGCTTTAACCATCTTATTATTCTTATACACATGCCAATCAACTTGTAAGTTCTTTAAGCAATGACCATTTACCTCTTCAGTTCTCTTATAATCATTCTTTTTAGCATCTAATTCTAATGCACTACAAGTTCTCTTGATTAAGTTCTCATAAACAAGACCTGAACCATTTCGTGCCATGCCACCACCATGCTCTCTATGAAGTTTTGGTAGTTCATCAACATCTTGGTTGTAAGATTCAACAATAGTTTGTAGAGTCATTGAAATCCTGTGATTAAACACAGTATAACCCACCCTACAGGTTAGTGCAAGGTGGGTTGTGACAGTTATTTAATTGGTTATTAGTCGTCGTAAATCAAACACTCTGGTTCATCAGGGTGCATTTCACAGAATAATTCGATACAATTAGGGTCATGGTGGTCACCAGCATCAATTTCTTTTTTGTGGTGACTCACATATTCCTCCAATTCATGCAATTCTTCCTTATAATGTCTCCTAGCAGCAGGATTGAGCGTTGGGTCATCAAGGATTGCTTTATCCTTTGCAATGTGTTCTTCTACTGTGTGCAT